GGCTTTCGTTAATATTGATACCGATAGTGTTGGTGACGCCAAGGCCAGAAATCGACGCTGTAACCTGTCGTGCCATTAAAACGTACCCCCCTGAATGCCGTTACCCACAACCAAACCCGGCAAGTAATCTAGCGACGGGTGAACATTCGTACCATCAGCATAAAGCGAGACAACTTTACCAGTAGGCACCGTTGTCCCAGTACCTAGAGCTGTTTTTACCACAATGCTTTGGCCGCCGGTAGTGTTATTTTCAATAATGTATGGCTTATTGATTGTGGGCACAATCAGGTTGCGGGTATTGGTAAGGCTGACCGAAGAAGTCACATTCAGGATGTAGTTACGGGCAACCTGTGTTGCGTTCGTATTCGTCAGCGTAATTGTAAGGTCGGAGTCAACAGTAAAGTTCGCGTTAGCTCTACCAACAATTGCTTCTTCAAGAGCGGTGCCAAGATTAGTATTGGTAGTGTCGCCCCATACGCCGGACTGCTCTCCGTTCCCAATAAGCTCAATCTTAATGCTCGAATATGTGCTTGCCATTTGATATTCCTTATGCTGCTATAACTCGCCAATTAGGGAATTGGCTGTCGTCTATAAGTCCCCAGACTAGCGTAGGCCCAATCCTACCAACAGCCGATACCCCAGAGACATTTACTATTGAGCTTCCTGTCGCGGATACATTACCAACCGCCCCGTTTGCTACAAGTCCTGTTACATACGCCGTTTCATCTAGGTATACATCCGGCGTGCCTACAGCCCCAGTTGCCACAACCCCAGTAACGCCAAACGTCGCATCAGTATTAATTTCAACTGCACCAACCGCCGAGGTAGCCGCCGTTCCTGTTGCATACACTTGAGCTTGGCCGGTTACAGCCACAGTACCAATACTACCGGTGGCACTTACTCCAAAACCGTCTACAATGGCGTCACCGGAAAATACCAAGTAGCCTACATCGCCAAAGCCTTCTACTCCGGTTACTGAAACTACAACATCAGTAATAACTGCAATACTTCCTACTTGCCCAGTGGCTTGGTTGCCAGAAACACTTACATCTGCACCGGAGCTTGTACTTACTGACCCTAGTTGCGAAGTTCCAACAACACCGACCAAATTTATAGAAGCATCTGCGGCTACTGAAACACTACCAACTGACCCAGTAGCGGCTACGCCGTCTACATTTACCTCTAATACATCCGTGCCCCATCCGTCTCGGCTCCAAGGACCAGACCCCCAGCCAATGTAATCGACGGAAAAAAGCACGGAGTACCTTTAGGCAATACGAATGATGGCATTAGACGCGTCTGGGACCGGGAACACAATGGTAAAATTGCCAGCGGTAGAAGTCTTATCCGAACCAAAGTCCAGAATACAAACCGCTTTGTTCGACTTGCTGCTGTTGTAAATCATAGCGCCGCGGGCGGTGATAGTAGCCGTGCTCCACGTGGTGTCAGCAAAGTCGGTAAGTGCAGTGGTACCCGAAGCCGTGGGGGTGACGTTGGTCAGCGTGTTGCCGCCTGCAGTATACCCAGTACCAACAACTTCGTTAGAAGTCGTATAAGCAGTGGTGGTCGCGTCCAAAGAAGCCGACGAGGTGTACAGAGCAATTTTGAAAACGTCGCCGGTAGAGGCGGTGAAGTTGTGCGTCGCGGTCAAAAGTTCAACCTTAAACGAAGTGCACATAGCTTGGCTGATTGCCATAATAAGCTCCTAATCTAAAAGTTTTACAAGTTCGGGATGCCCTGCATCCACGAGTCTATTTCCAATGGTTACATTGTGACATGCAACCGCTTCTTTCATATACGCAAGAAGAACGCCCTTGATTTGAAAACGAAATGCTTCTGCTTGTTCTTTAATCACTGGGTGTGAGTTCTTGCCCACATAAATAATTTTATCCAACAGCCGTTCAGTAAGTTCTTCGGGGGTAAATCCACGATTATTGGAGGTATGTACTGTAACCCCACCCAACAACATAGGAATTTCTGAAGTAAACAATTATTTCTCCTATTGTACCGGGTACCGAACTTGACCACTGCGATAGGCATCGCGCCTGTTTTTACCATCGCCCAGTTGTTTGAGAAGCTGCATAGCTTCGTCATACCGAGCCTTATACACCTGAAGCATTTCCTGCTCACCCTTCAAGAACGTATACGCTTCTACCAATGCACCGTACAACAGCACCGTATCGAAGTTATCGCCAACCCAGCTAGTACCAGCCGTAACAATTGACTGCGGGTAGTAAAAATAATGTAGCTCGATGTTGTACGCGATGTCCGGCGTGGGGCCTAGGATAAACGTGTTTTGGTCAAACAGTGCGTAATAAATAGGCTCCCCAGTATCGGCGGGCATTGGATACGCTTCTCTAATAAAGTTTACGTCTTTATTCAGCATGTACTTGAAGCCACCTTGCCCGTCAATAACACCCATAGAGTATGTAGCCAACCAATCAGATGGGGCTGCTAGGTATTTATTGCCGGCTGTAGCATTACCAGTAACATTTTTACGCAAAGCTGGTAGCTGCACCGAGTTGTAAATCCGCTGTTCAGCCTGTTCAATGAACGTGTTAATGTTCGTTGTCGAGAACGTATTCTCGCAGTAGTCTTGAATAGCGGTTACAAGTTGGTTGTAGTTCATGCTTACGCCATAGGTCCACGGGCCTTGGTGCCCTTAGTAGCGGCGCCGCAACCACGAATTTGAAGGCCCTCAGTCTTAGGTTCAACAAAAGCATCCCGACTAATATTACCCACTGACATGTTGATATCGTTGGCCGTCAAACGGCTCCCACCTTGATACCCAGAGTTTTTAATATCTACCCCAGCTTCACCGCTCATATTGTGCGGCTCTGCGTAAACTTCAGCAGACCCAATTTCTTTGCCATCTTTTTTCATACTAAACGTAGCCATGTTAGCGTCCTCGCGACGAAGTCCGTTGGTTCATGACTTTAGCCATGCCTCGGCCATACTTTTTCATATCAAGGTTAGTCTTGCCACCTTTAGCAAAACCTTTACCGTGCAAGCGTTTTTCATGCGCTTTAACTTCTGTGTCTGCAATTTTTTTAACTTCTTTCTTATCCATTTGTAACTCCTTACGTTGTGCTTACTGTTACAGTACCTACTTGTCCTTGGGCCACCAAATAATTAGGCGTTAACCCGGCATCGCTTCCTCTAGCTCCACCAACAGGATTCCATCCCCATTGAATTACTCTACTACCCCCCGACAAATCACCAATTCCATTTGGTCCGGCGCCGGGTTGAATCTGTAATCCAGTTGTACCTGCAGTTAAGTAGCTCACATCAGGTCTAGGATTTCTTACTGCTTGCGGGTCATTGACCGGGTACAAACCTAAGGATAGCTGCGGTTGATCGGGTTCCCAACAAGTCGAACACACTAGTATGTTAATGTTTTTTGTCTTAATAACCAAGCGCTTTAGTTGCTTCAGTTTATATCTAAACCCGCACCTATCACATTCCGCAATTGCAAACTTACCAGATGAAAACTTCGAGGCCATTACCAGCCTCCGCCACCAACATAACTAACACGCGGCACTAATCGAATGGCTGCTTTCTCCCGGTCTTCATCGGCAGCTAGTTGAAACTGTTGTTCGTAATCGGTCTTTAACATCTCAATGCGGTTCATAGCATCGGGAATTTTTATGGCCATGTAGTAAGCCAGCCCCGCAACCATAGCCGGCAAGAACCGAAATGGAATGTCCTGAGTAGTAACGCCGTTACCTGCATCTTGAATCCGGCGCATGCGCCAGTATACAAATGTGTATTGATTATCAGTTGGTGGCGTGGGCCACACATTTATGGTGGGGTATTTAATTACTGTTCCCGGAGGAATAAGCCCATCAGGATACGTGGCCCCAGACTGGCGGTTGATCCAAACTTGAATGGGCCTGCCCGTAGCATTTTTATTGGGGATCATCGCGTACGTAGATTCGGAAATACGCGTGATATTTATATCAGTTTGGTTCTGTCCACTACCTGTACGCACAACATGGTCAAGCAGGTCAATAGTATCTATTGGTAAGTTGTACGTAATTGTATTGGCAGTAAGAAGAATCGACCCTTGCTCAATAGTCCAGAGGTTGATGCCCCGGTTGGCCCACTCAATAGTCAGCAAATTCAAAGACCTACGCGCAGTGCGCATGTCATAGCCGGTACGCAGCTCAGCACCGCAACGCTCAAAAGCTTCTTCTACAAGGCTGTTGAGGTCTAGATTAAATCCTGTTGTACCGGAAGTGGTCATTTGTTTTTCAACTGCTTCTTGAGGTTAGAGGTCATGCCCTTGTGGACAATCACAGTACCGCCTTTAGCCATTGGCTTAGCGGGTTTCTTTGCAGCGGCAGCTTGGGCTTTTGCGGCTTTATCTGCAGCGGCTTTATCTGCAGCGGCTTTTTGGGCGGCGGCTTTTTCGGCGGCAGCTTTTTCTTTAGCGGCTTTATCTGCTGCAGCTTTTTCTTGGGCGGCTTTTTGCGCGGCGGCCTTGTCTGCAGCGGCCTTATCTGCCGCGGCTTTTTGGGCGGCGGCTTTGTCTGCAGCGGCTTTGTCTCGGGCGGCTTTGTCAGCAGCGGCTTTATCGGCGGCGGCTTTTTGAGCGGCGGCTTTGTCTGCAGCAGCCTTATCTGTGGCGGCCTTATCTGTGGCGGCCTTATCGGCGGCGGCTTTGTCTGCTTCTGCTTTTTGCGCTGCCGCAACTTTTTGCAATTCTGCTATTTTAGCTTGGCTAGCACCGGCTTTTTGCGCTGCGTCTACAGCTTTTTGAGCGGCGGCCGCTTCATTAGCTTGTGTTTTAGCCGCTGTAGTAATACTTTTAACGTCTGTATTATTGGTTGGCGTTGTATATGAAGTTAGTTTTGCGCTAGAAATTGCTTTATCAAAAGCTGTTTGGGCGGCCGTATCTTTGCCCGTTTGGATTTGTTCCGTAGTTTGATATCCGGTTTTGCCAATTTGGCTCAGCGTTTGTTTTTGGTCTTTTGCAATAGCTGCTTGGCGCTGCAGCGCGTCGCTTTGTGCTTTTTGGGCTGCGGTCATACCTGAAATATCCCCGGCTTTTTGTGCAGCGGCCAAATCTTTCTTTGCTTGGGCTATATCTGCAGAGGCTTTATTAGCTTGAGCGGCGTAATAAGCGCTAATATTTTCTTTGCTAGACAGTCCACTAAACTGTTCGGTGGTTGGAGCTGTATACGTACCGTATTGATACTTATCCGGAGTGTTTGGGTTTGGTACGGTTGATTTTCCGGGAGTGTATGCTTGAGTACCTACGCCCGTCGCTGTTCTGCCCGGGTCCATAGCCGAAATGGCTTCACCAGTATCCGTAATTTCGGAATCCGCGGTAGTACCCGTAGTAGTACCCGTAGTAGTACCCGTAGTAGAACCCGCAGTAGTACCCGCAGTAGTACCCGTAGTAGTACCCGTAGTAGTACCCGTAGTAGTACCCGTAGTAGCACCCGTAGTAGCACCCGTAGTAGCACCCGTAGTAGCACCCGTAGTAGTACCCGTAGCGCCGGGCTGTTGGCTAAGCAATTTGTCTAATTGAGACTGAAGTGCATTAAATCTGTCGTCATAACTAGACTGTTGTGGGGTATATGGGTTTTGTTGGAAAAACTGGGGTTGGTACCCGCCGCCCTTGCCACCAAAAGAACTTTGGAACCCGCCTTGGGGTTGGTATTGCGGCTGGTATTGCGATTGGTACTGGGGCTGCTGCTGCTGTTGAGTATTGTCTCCGGGCAGACTTGCGGAGGGGTCCATACGGCTGGCGAGCCGGTTCATGTTATAGCCAAAAATATTGGGGCCGGTCGGCTGGTATGGCTGCTGGGTTTGCGATTGGGTAGTAGACGATTGGGACGGTTGTTGGAGTTGGGGTCCGGCGCCCATGCCGCCGCCTTTGCCCCCGTATTGCTGGCCCATAGGTTGCGATTGACCTGTAGTTGTAGGGGATGCACCAATACCGGTGTTCCCTTGCGATTGTCCAAATCCTCCGCTCATACCCATATTACAAATCCTTTAAAATCATCATGTGGTCTGGTTTATAGCCACGAGTTTTAAGCTTGCTTCTACTCCAACCAATCCGGCCAGAAAACGTAAGCATATCGCAGCCCTGCGCTCTAGCCCAACTAAACACAGACTCTTCCATATTGATTAATTCATCAATATTGCCCCCCGCTAGAAAAATATGAATCGACTTTCTTTTGGGGTAGTTGATGAGCTGCGAGACTAGCGCTGTTTCTCTGGCCGGCCACAACTGCAGCTCACCTTTGGAAATCTGATCTGCTACATCCTGTAGCTCATGCGTCCCGTTACAATATTCTAACGCGTCACTAATATACTTCTCACACTCTTTGAACTTCACCGCCCATTCAGGCATGGTTCCGTCCTCGTCCCGATACCGTTCGTAGTCCATTTATTTTTTCGCTGTTAGTGCCGACTTTTTAAAATCCATCGCTGAGGGTGCCCCCTTACTGCCGGGCTTGCGCATTTTTTCACCGGAGCCTGCAGCGATACGCTTGCGCTTAGCGTTGATGTTTTCGTACAAACCACCTTCTTTATATTGAGTAACTTCGTCGGGGTTGTCTTTACGACGAATGGTCTTGGCCTTCGGCATCTTAGAAGGACTAATACACCCCATACCCCGACTCGGTCTCATTTACTTACAGCCCTTGGTCATGCCGCCCTTGGCCATAGTGATTTGCTTAGCTTTGGTCTTGCCTTTAGAAGCAATGCCATCAGCCGAGCGGACAAACCCGCCGCTAGCCATGCACTTAACCTTACCGCCTTTCTTCATACCGGCTTCGCCCATTTCGTGCTTAACCATCGACTTCGGTGCACCTTTAGCCTTCATGAATTCAACTTCCTTCTTAACCATCTTCTTCGATTCAGCCATTTCACCACCTCGTTTAAATTGTTTGCCTTTATCGGCTTTGTTAAATTCCTCCCCCACACTTTGAGGGATACCTACCTTCTTGGCAAACTTTGGGTTGTGAGCCACCGCTGCCATCAGGTTGTGCTGCTTCTTACTTACGCTTGGCATTTTTAAATCCTATCAACAGTTCCAAGCCCGCAAACTTTTATTAATCCGCGAGTTAGGATCATTAGCAGTTTTAGCACTAGTAAGTTTCTTCTTCATGCCTTTCATTCGAGCACAAAAAGAATCTCGGCGCGAGCCGCCTTCAGGTTGCGGAGCTTTCAATCCCGGCTTACCCGGATTAGCTGCATTGTAAGAAGCACGGCCCTTGGCGTTCAAACCACCTTTAGGGTTCTTACCTTCCTTACGAGTCCACGCTGGAGTCTTAGCCATAATTAAGTTCCACCCGAATCGTAGCTATTCTTAATTAAAACAATTTCAAAAAAGCCCGCCGCTTCATTATTTGCCGCGCCACCAATTGCTTCGCCTTGAATGCGAGTTTTTTCGGCAATTGCAAGAGGGTAAGGAAACGGTTGGGTTGAAATGCTGTTGTTGGTAACAATCAACGGTCCAGTGATAGCAATTCCATTGGTCCCAACAAACCGAGTCCTTGCGGTAATCAAGCTGGTTCCAGTATCTTGCGCCAAACCAATTCGCGCAATAACCAAATATCCAGTATATCCAGCAGGGATGGTGTATTGACTTGATGTTGCGTTGTTGT